GGAATGTCTAGGGTTACAGAACTCAAAGACAATCTGGGTCTGTCTAGCGCGTTACAATCTTTTGCTTCCCGATTCTTTGGTCAAGGCGCAACTACTTCAGGCATTATTGAAACGCCTATGGGACTTAACAGCGAACAAGCCAAAAATCTAATTGACGGCTTTGACTCACGCCATAAGGGATTCCGTAAGTCTCATAAGACTGGACTACTAACAGGTGGTGCAAAGTTTGTTCGTACTGGTGTAAACCCTGATGAAGCACAGATGCTAGATAGTCGCAAGTTAGCTATCGAGGAAGTTGCAAGAATCTTTAGAGTGCCGCCAAATATGATTGGCGTGACAACGCCGGGCGCACAGTCTTACGCATCAGTGGAACAAAACAGTATTAACTTTGTAACTCATACGTTGCGCCCATACCTAGCCAAAATGGAAGATGCTTACAGCGATCTATTGCCACAAGGTGCGTTCATTCGTTTTAACGTAGACGGTCTTTTGCGTGGTGACTTTACTACTCGCATGAACGGTTATTCAATCGGGTCGCAAGCTGGGTTCTATTCCGTAAACGACATTAGACGCTTCGAGGATTTGCGCCCAGTAGACGGCGGCGATGTGTACCGCGTGCCGTTGGCTAACGTTGATCTAGGCGCAGCGTCACTTGTTGAAACTGATAAGCGCGTAACTATGGCGCAGAAGTTAATATTGTCGGGCTTTGAACCTGCTGGTGTGCTGTCCGCACTTGGATTACCAAAGATTATTCACACAGGGCTACCAAGCACTCAACTACAACCGATATCCCAAATAAATCCTAATGACCCTGAAGCCGTTTACGGTGCTAAATAAATGGAACTAAACTTAGGTAAAGACGAAAGGTAACAAATGACTAACAAAGTCGAACGCCGAATTAACACCGTTGAGTTTGATATGCGCAACGGCGAACTCGCTGGTGACGGAATGAGTTTCACGGGCTACGCAGCCGTGTTTAATAGCCCGTCAGAGCCGCTACCTTTTACTGAAACAATCCGTTCAGGTGCGTTTGGTCGTTCGCTTAAATCGCGCAACGATATCAAGATGTTCATGAATCACAATACTGACGTAGTTCTTGGTTCTACACGCGCAGGGACTTTGAAATTAACAGAGGATACAACAGGTCTACTTGCTCAAGCCGACTTGCCAGACACAACAGCAGGGCGCGATCTCTCGGTGCTAATGCAACGCGGCGATGTTTCTTCAATGTCATTTGGCTTCAGTGTTCCACCAAAAGGCGACTCATGGTCACAAGACGGCGCAACCCGTGAACTGCATCAAGTGCGTTTGCATGAAGTTTCAATTGTTACTGGCTTTCCTGCCTACGCCGATACAACTGCATCTGTTCGTTCGTTAGAAATTCTTGCAACTCGCACTGCCGTAGATGTTGATTCATTAAGTGACGCGATTACAAGACTTGAAGCTGGCGAAACTTTAGAAGCCGATCAAGCCGATTTAATTTCTGAAGTAGTTTCTAAGTTGCGCGCAGAACAACCAGTTGTTGATCTAAGCGCGCTAGAAATTAAACGCAAGCATCTAGACCTACTAGCTAAGGCATTCTAATGAATAAAGATCAAATAAAAAAAGCCTATCTATCAGCCGTTGGTAATCCACAGAGCGGCGTATTTGTGGATCACGCAGACGCTATTGCAGACGCTGTTTATGAAGAGTGTTGCGAGGATGAAATAAAAACAGTTGAACCTGTAAAAGAAATCCGCGTTGTTAAGGTTGATGAAACGCGTTAATTATTAAACAAGGAACAGCCTATGGATAAATTCTCATAGGTTGTTTTTTTGTGTGTCATAATTAGTAAGTAATCTTTTTGTCGTGTGAGCCATGCATAAACTTTGCGCATCTGTCGTGTGAGCCATGCAGAAATCCAATCAAACACTTTAGGAGTAACTATGTCTGATTACATCAATCAGCAAGTGGAAGCTCGTGCAAAAGCTTGGGAAGCCGCAAAGGCTTTACTTGATTCAGCATCTGCTGAAAAGCGCGATCTATCCGCAGAAGAAAACGTAACATATGGGCGCATCATGGAAGACCTTGATGCACGCGCCGCAACTATCGAAACTATGAACGCTCAGGCAGTACGCGAAAACCGCGCTGCTGAAGCCATGAAGGGTTTTGAAACTCAGGTTCAATCCATTGCATCTGTTCCAGTCATCAATGATGCTGATCTAATCCGCTCACTTGCTCGTGGTGAAATTCGTTCCACCACGTTTGAAAAGCGTGACGTTCTAACGTCTTCGACTGGCGCACCAGTTCCGACTTCATTTTACAATCAAGTCATTGAACTAGCACGCCACATTGGCCCGATGCTTGCAACATCTACAGTTCTTAATACCGCAGGTGGAGAGAACTTACAGATTCCAAGCCAAGCTACCTTCTCAACTGGAACTGTTACAACTCAAGGTAATGCCATTGGTGAAAGCGATGCGACATTCAACGCATTCAAAACACTTGGTGCATTCAAGTATTCATTCCTAACGCAGATCAGCCGTGAAATGGTTGAAGATGCTGGCGTGGACATTCTTGGATTCCTTGCAACGCAAACAGGTAGCGCGCTTGGTTATGACGTAAACGGTGCGCTAACAACTGGCACTGGTACAACTCAGCCAACAGGCATTGTTTCTGCCGCTGGTTCAGGCGTTACTGGTTCAACTGCTGTATCTGGTGCATTTACTGGGGACAACTTAATTGATTTGGTTTACAGTGTTGATACCGCAGGTCGTGTACTTGCTGGTTCTGGCTTCCAAATGAACAACCGTGCAATCGCCGCTGTTCGTAAGCTAAAAGGATCTGATGGAAATTACTTGTTCCAGCCGGGTCTTAATGGTTCAACACCAGATTCGCTATTGGGTTACTCAATTTATGAAAACCCAGCAATGGCAGATCCAGCGACAAGTGCAAAGTCGGTTATCTTTGGTAACCTTCCAAGTTACTTTGTCCGTCAAGCCGGCGGACTTCGCTTAGACCGTTCCGACGAATACGCGTTCCAGTCTGATTTAATTTCCTTCCGCGCAACAATGCGTGTTGATGGAAATCTAATCCAGCCCGGCAATGTTAAGTATTTCATTGGTGGCGCATCCTAATTTAGGATAACTAAAACGTGTGACCCCATCTTGAGCGCAGGCTTGGTGGGGTCGCGCTTTTGTTTGGGGTAGTTATTGGTTAGAGTTTGCCTATGACTAAACCCTTATGTATTGGTTGGAACTCAAACGCACCGTGGGCGGCTACGGGTTACGGCACACAAACGGCACAAGTAACTAGCCGAATGAAAACACAAGGTCACGATGTTGCAATATTCAGCAACTACGGATTAGAAGGTAGCAACACCGACTGGAACGGGATACAGGTTTACCAGCGTGGGGCAGACCTTTATTCAAACGATGTAGTCCCTGCGCATATGTTTGACTGGCATACACGCCACCCAAAGCAACCGCATATTCTTTTTACGCTGTATGACGTTTGGGTGTTTAAGGGTGATAAATGGAATGACTGGAATGTAGCTAGTTGGACACCTGTTGATCATCTACCCGTGCCACCTGAAGTATTAAAGTGGTTATCTAAGCCGTCAGTTACACCAATTGCGATGAGCCAGTACGGGCAGGAAATGATTGAATCCGCTGGGATTGAATCGCTATACGTTCCGCACGCAATTGAATCCGTATTCAAACCAATGAAACGCCACAAGGGAACAACTGGCAGGGAATACATAGGCATTAGCGAAGATAAGTTTGTAGTTGGAATGAACGCCGCCAACAAAGGTGTTAGTCCTAATCGCAAGGCATTCGGTGAAAACATTCTGGCGTTCTCGATGTTTGCGCAACACCATGATGACGTGGTGCTTTATCTGCACACCGATTTAATCGGGGCACTAGGTGGAATCAAGTTAGACCAACTACTTAGGTCATGCGGTGTACCTGAACACAAATATAAGTTCGTTGATCCTTACACTTATCGCACAGGGATTGCGCAGGAAACCTTAGCCACGATTTATACCGCAATGGATGTATTGCTTGCAACGTCATACGGTGAGGGTTTTGGTATCCCAACGATAGAAGCGCAAGCGTGCGGCACTCCTGTAATCATTTCAGAGTTCGCGGCATCAACTGAACTACTTGGTGACGGTTGGCTTATTGGTGGGCAGCCCTTATGGGACGCACCGCAAACATCTTGGTTTCATATGCCTAGCGTGCCGGGCATTGTTGATGCGCTTGAGCAGGCGTACAACAGGGGCAGGGGCAGGTCTAAGATTGCGCAGGATTTCGCTAAGGCGTATCAGGCAGACACAGTTTTTGAAAGCTACTGGAAACCAACCCTTGAAGTATTAGCCACAAAAGGCATAGAGGAAGTTAAAGTATGAATATAGGTTGGTACACCCATCATGCACCTAAAGTGGCTGACGTTGCTTCTATGCCCTCGCAAATGGCATCTGGTGGTTTATTCTCGGGTGAGTTTGCAGGTGGTGCTGAAATGAGTGATCACGAATACCGTCAGCAAGCACCGCTAGGTTTTGATATACAAATAGTAACGCCCGACACATTCGATACACACGACATACACCAATTCGATTCCGTGATTATCACAGGCACGGATCTATTCACAGATGACCAACTTAACGAACTAAGCAAGTATGAGCCTTTTGTTTTTGTGCATCATTTACAGACACCACGCGCAGGGGTCGCCAACCTAATTAACGGCTCAAGGCTATTCGTGACGCACACACCTGCACACATGAAGCGCGAACTAGCATGGACTAATCCAGAGAATACTGCGCAGGTTTTAAGCTACTTCGACACTTCCAAAATAACTAACCACATGGACAAAGCACCTATTGCATTATGGGCTGGTCGCAATCATCCGCTTAAAGGAAAACTCAAGGCTCACGCGTGGGCTGCTAACGCAGGTTACGAATTCAAAGCCTTAACGGATGTTTCACGTGAAACCGTCTTAGATGCGATGGCGCGGAGTGAATGGTTTGTGCATCTACCGTTAGCGTTTGAAAGTGAGTGCCGTGCAGTTATGGAAGCCGTGTTATCAGGTTGCAGAATCCATACAAACGATCTAGTCGGAATTACGTCAATCGAGGATTGGGATGATGCGGACTATCTTAGGAATCTAATTGATAAGGCGGCTGATACGTTTTGGAATCTCGTCCAACGTTAGGCGTTGTTAGCATCTGTCACGGTTACCCTGAAAAGATTGACGGTTGGCTTGAATCCGTTCGCGCATTAAATAGGAAACCAGATCAGATTGTCTTAGTACTAGCGCAAGCAATAGAAACTTCACATCTTGATCTAACCGGGCTAACGGTAATCAAGTGGGGTGGTGAGTTTGAGTTTAGCAACATGATGAACCTAGCCTTTAAAAACTGCTTAACTGATTGGGTTAGTTGGGTTGGCGTTGATGATAGCTACCGCCCACACGCATTAGACAAGATTGATGACTGCAAGGCGGACGTTCTTGCGCTTGGCTTTGCGTACGACACGGGGCAAATCTGGACACCTGCAAATGTAAACGCTGAACAGATTCTTTCATTGAACGCCAATATGATTCCTTGCGGCT